CGTATGCGTGAGGGCGCGCTCACGATCGCCATTCGTGCCGCGGTGAACCAGCAGCCTGGCGCGCGCTTCTGGCGCAACAACGTCGGCGTGGCGCACTACCCCACCGGCGTCGTTCCGTACGGGCTCGGGCGCGGAAGCGCTGATCTCGTTGGCCTCGTCCACGGGACATTCGTCGGCCTCGAGGTGAAAACGTCGAGCGGACGGACCAGCAAGGCGCGGGCTGAGGAGCAGCGCCTCTGGCGCGAGACGGTGCAGCGGTTCGGTGGCGTCGCCGAAATCGTGCGCTCCGTCGACGAGGCCGTGGCCGTCGTCCAGCGGGTGGCCCGTGGTACCTGATCGCGTCGTCTACGCCGCATGTTTCGAGATCGCGAAAGCGGAGCTCGACGTTGCCGCCGCGCACCTGGAAGAGGCGGAGGAGATCCTCGCTGCTGCCCTCGACGCCGCGGAGCAAGCACGCCAGGTCGTCCACATCCTCGCTGACGTATGCGAGCAAGCCGCGGTGGCCTACGCGAAGGCGGTCGCATGAACGTCGACCTCGCCGATCTGCGCCGCCGACTCAAGGCCAACGAGCCGAGGCGGCCCGCTCCGCCTCCCGACGACTGGCGCTCGCGTGGCGTTTTCAAGAACACGAAGGACGGCAAGCGCTGGGTGGGCTGCCTCGCCAACGCGATGCTCATTCTCGAAAACGACGCGAACCTCCGAGGCCGCCTCCGTTACGACGCCTTCCGCGAGCGCATCGTGGGCGGCGAGCTCCCGTGGCGCACTGCCGTCGAGGAGTGGACCGACGAGGACACGGCCAAGCTCCGCTCGTGGCTCCACCGGTACGAGAACAGCTACGGCATCGACGTGGGCCGCGGCGACGTCGACGCCGCGGTAAGCGCCACCGCTCATGACAACGCCTTTCACCCGCTCCGAGACTGGCTCACCGGCCTCGCGTGGGACGGCGTCGCACGACTCGACCTGCTCTGGATCGACTACTTCGGCGCCGCCGACACGCCCTATGCGCGCGGCGTCGGCGCCAGGTGGGCCATCAGCGCTGTGGCGCGCGCATTCGCCCCCGGATGCCAGGTCGACTACGCGCCCGTGCTCGAGGGGCCGCAGGGGCTCGGCAAAAGCACGGGCCTAGGCCTCCTCGTCGGCGCCGATTGGTTCTTCAACAGCGGCCTCGACCTGACGAACCTGAAGAGCGCGTACGAAACCATCCAAGGGAAATGGGTGGTGGAGCTCGGCGAGCTCGACGCGCTCAGCAAGGCCGACATCACCCGCGTGAAGGCGTTTCTCACGTCGCAGCAAGACCACTTCCGCGCCGCATACGCCCGGCACGCGGTCACCCACCCACGTCAGGTCGTTTTCGTGGGCTCGACGAACGAAGATCGCTACTTGAAGGACGCCACCGGCAACCGGCGCTTCTGGCCGGTGGCGTGCGGCGTCATCGACCGAGACGCCATCCGCCGCGACCGGGAGCAGCTCTGGGCAGAAGCGGTCGTGCGCTATCGCGCTGGCGAGGCGTGGCGCCCGGATGAGGCGCTGTCGCGACTCGCTGCAGACGAGCAGGAGCACCGGTTCCAGGCCGACGAGTGGGAGGAGCCTGTTTCGGTTTGGCTGGGCCTGCGCGACGGCGTGACGACGTACGAGGTGCTCACCCAGGCGCTCGCGATCGACAAGGGTCGTGTGGGACCGCGCGAGGGCATGAGGTGCGCCGCCGTCCTCCGCCGACTCGGTCTATCCGACGTTCGGCGCGAGCAAGAGCGTGGCCTGCGTGTCCGACGTTACTACCGTGGTAGGCCAGTCGCGTGGGCACCGAATCAATCGCAGAATCGGACACCTACCAATGGTGGCCAACCTGGCCAACCTATTTCCAGTAACAACGATGGGGTAATGAATAAGGACATACAGGAAAATAATTTAGGGTCTATGGACCTTGGTGGGCACGGCTGGCCAGGTGGCCACTCCGAGATCGACGACTGGCCCGAGTGACGCAAAGGCGCAGAAATCGCCACGGTGTAACCATGTCCGGCGCCGACCTCGACCGGCACTACGCATTGGTCCGGACGGCGCTCGTGGCGATGCTCGAGGCCGAGCCGTCATTGAAATCGCTCGGGAAGGACGGTGACGCGGCGCACCTGTCGCGGCTGATCCTTCGCCTCGGGTGGGCTGCGGAGCATGGCGACAACGTCGACTGAACGTGGTACGGAACGACGTATGAGGCCGCTCTGATGGCCAAGGCCGACGCGCGACCGCGAGTGCTGGCGTTCCTCCGCCGTGGACTGCATCGCACCGATGCGGCGCGCGCTGCGGGCATCACGTACAAGACGTTCCGGGAGTGGGAACTCGCTGACGGTGCGTTTCGTGAGGCTGTAAAAAAGGCCGAAGCCGACAGCCGCGAAGCCCTCGTCGAGCGCATCCAGGCCGCCGCCGAGGATCCGAAGCACTGGACGGCGGCGGCGTGGCTCCTCGAGCGCCGCTCTCCGAAGCGATGGGGGCGGAAGGACCGCGTCGACGTGAAGCAGCTCGCGCCCGAGCAGCTCACCGACGAGCAGCTGGCCGCCGAGCTCGAGAAGGCGCTCGCGGCGCTCCGGAAGGGGGCCGCGTGAGGCGCGCCGTCGTCGCCGCGATGCTCGGCAAGCCGCTGACGGCCGACCGCCCGGAGCGAACGCTCGCGCGTCGTCGCGTCACTGAACGCATCTTCGTCGAGCAGCGAGCGGACAAGCGGTTCGCGTCGCTCACCGACGAGCAGCTGCGGGCGGGCATCGACGCGTTCCTCGACGAGGAGGGATTCGAGGCGCCGTCGTGACGGACGAGATGAAGCAGCTCGTTCGCGAGATGCAGACGACGCCGGGCGCCGCCGAAATCGCGACCCGGCTCGCTCGCCTTGCACGCCTCGTCGACTCGATGGACCCCGTTCGTGCGCGCGCGTTCGATGACGTCGCGACGTTGCTGAAACACGGGCGGCCGTACAGCCCGGGGACGTCGGTGGACTGGTGACCACCGCGCTCCCCATCCTCGTGCGTCCCATCGACTGGGACGATCCGATGGAGGTCAACCTCGTCCGCTCGTCGTGGCTCCGGTCGAACGCGTCGAGCGGGCTCGCGCGTTCCCTCGGCCGCAAGGCGTACTACTCCGGCCATCACGACCTCATCGATCGGTTGATGCATCGCGCGGAGATGCGCGTCGCCTGCTCCGTCACTCGCCACGACACCATCGTCGGCTGGGCGTGCGTCGAGCCCGCGGTGGTGCACTACGTGTTCGTGCGCGAGGAGTTCCGGTGCAACGGCGTCGCGCGTCGACTGCTCGCCGAGCTTCCCGAGCGCGTGACGTACACGCATCGCACCGACGTCTGCCGCGCTCTGCCGATTCCGGCGGCGTGGTTCTACAACGCGTACGCCGCGTTTCTACCCAAAGAGGCCGCATGAAGCTCAAAAAGGTGTCGTTCAAGCATCCGGTGAAGTTCAACGAATCGATGCGCGAGGCGATCAACGCGACGATGGCGCCCGATCTCCGTTTCGAGCAGGGCTTCGTGCGCTACTCCGACAAGGCCGGGCAGCACCTCGTGCCGGTCACGAACGTGAAGCACATGACGATGCTCGAGGAGGCCGCGGCACCGCCGAAGCCGGCGAAGCGCGCTGCGGCTCCCCCTCCCCCGCCGTCCGGCCCCGCCGTCGCAGGAGACTGACATGCCCACCGACAACACGAAGAAGAAGAAGCAAGACGCCGAGATGGCGGACGCGTACGCGCAGGACCGCACCGCCGATGAGCTCGACGAGTACGACGCGGCGAAGAAGCGCCTCACGGCGGGCCCGGTGAACGACGCCGATCTCCGCTACGTGTCGCGGTACGAAGGTGGCAACGCCGGCCCGATCCATGCGATGCCGAAGCAGGGCGACGGAACGCCGGTGAACCTCGACGACGAACAGGCCGTCGCCGCTGCACCCCCGCCCGCGCCGTCGCCGCCGTCCACCGGCGAAGCGGTGAAGCAGGCAGCGATCGACGCCGCACGCTACGGGCCGGTCGGTGCCGTCGTTGCGGCGGCGCGGGACAATCCGCAGGTGGTTCGCGACGCGACGGCGCCGGTCGTTGGCGCGGTCAAGCGCGCAGCCGCGGCGCCGGGGCTGTTCGTCGGCGCGGTGCAGGATCTCCGTCGACGGCGCCGTCCATGAACGTGCTGCGCACCGACGAGCCGCCGGAGCGACCGGGCATCGGCGACGCGCCCGATCGGTGGAAAGACCACGGCATCGTCATCTTCGCGAACGGCCGCATCGAGCACTGGACGTTCATCGCTGGCGCCGCCCTCGTGCTCGTCGACGGCGGGGGGCGAGAGCATCGATTCCATCCCGTGTGCGCGGACGACGGGCAGCGCGCCACGCGCGTATTCGTCGAGCACCGCGCCGACGACCCGCTCTACCGGTGACCGACGCGGCGCGCTTGGCCGCGCTGCTCGCTGAAGCGCGACGTCGCAGCACGCGCGCAGACCACCGTCCGCACCCGAAGCAGGTCGAGTTTCTACAGCTCGCCGAGCTCGAGGCGCTCTACGGCGGCGCCGCCGGCGGAGGCAAAAGCGACGCGCTCCTCATGGACGCGGCGCAGAACGTCCATCAACGCGGATACGCGGCGTTGCTTCTGCGCCGCACGTACCCTGACCTCAAGCTGCCCGGCGCCATCATGGACCGGTCGCACATGTTTTTCGCCGACCGTGCACGGTGGAACGAGGTCGACCGGCGCTGGACGTTTCCGGGCGGCGCGGTCATTCAGTTCGGCTACTGCGACACCGAGGGCGACCTCGCGCGCTACAAGTCGAGCGAGTTTCAGTTCATCGGCATCGACGAGCTCACCGAGTGGCCCGAGCGTTGGTACACGTTCCTCTTTTCGCGGCTACGCCGCACCATCGGCGTCGATGTCCCGTTGAAGATGCGCGCGGCGACGAACCCGGACGGGCTCGGGCAGGAGTGGGTGCGTCGACGTTTCGGCATCCCGCTCAACGAGACGCCCACCGCGATCATCCGCACGCGCGACGGCGACGATGAGCGTGTGTTCCTTCCAGCTCGCGCCGAGGACAACCCGTCGCTCGACCTCACCGCGTACGAGAAGTCGCTCCGGAAGATGGGCCCCGCGCGCTACGCGCAGCTCCGGCATGGCCGTTGGCTTCGCGACGGTGAAGGGCTCGTCTACAAGTTCGACGCGATCCGAAACCGCGCGCCCGGCGTGCGAGCGGTGCTGGCGCCCGCGAAGGATGCGTGGTCGTTCATCCTCGCTCACGACTACGGCACGACGAAGGCGACCGCGTGGGCGGTGCTCGGTTGGGCGCCGCACGATCCGATTCTGTACGTCGTCGAGTCGTTCAAGCGCGAGGGCACGACGCCGAGCGAGGCGGCCGAGGTGTCTCTCCGGCTCGTCGAAAAGTACGCGCCCGATCGCATCGTCGGCGACCTCGGCGGCCTCGGGAAGGGCTACGCCGTCGAGGCGCGGCGACGCTTTCGCCTGCCCATCATCGCGGCGAAGAAGACAGACAAGCGCGGATACATCGACCTCTTCAACGGGGATCTGCAGGGCGGGCTCGTGAAGTTGCTCGATGGCAATGGCGATCTCGAGACGGAGTGGAACGAGCTGCCTTGGGCGAAGCACCGCATCGAGGGCGAGCAGCAAAAGGAAGCCGAGGGGTTCCCGAACCACATCGCCGACGCCGTGCTGTATGGCTGGCGCGAGGCGTACGCCTATCTCGAGGAGCCCCGCAAGCCGAAGCCCACCGCGGCCGAGCGTGAGGAAGAGATGGAGCGCGAAGTCGTGGCCCAGCACGAGCGCGAGCTCGCCGCCGAATGGTGGGACAAGGCGCCGAAGGACGAGGGCGATTGGTGGGCGCGGTAGAGATGGTGTAGGGCGCACACTATCTGCTGGCGTTCCGAGGATTCTGCAGATACAGAATGCTCATGGCGGATCCGGCCATGCTCGACCCGCTCGTGAAGTGGATGCGGGAGCGCGGTGTCGAGGCGCTGCGCCTCCCCGACGGCACGGAGCTCGAGCTCGGGCCGGAGCCGCACAAGGCGGGCGCCGCGCCCGCGGCGGATCGCGGCGAGACGCGCGAGGAGGAGCTCCGGCGCCTGCGCGCGGAAATGCGTGAGGAGCTGGCGACGCGTTACGCGCACGTGGGTCACGAGCCGACGGACGAAGAGGTTGACGCGGCGCTACGTCAGGGCGGTTGGCTCGAATGAGCGTTGCGCGCACCGACGTCGAATGGTGGACAGCGGAGGCGCGCGGCAAGCAAGCGCACGACGCGGTCAGCGCCATCGTCGGGCGGCTCCGAGCGCAGCAGTCGACGCGACGTGACGCGTATCTGAGGTTCGCGCGCAGCTACGGCGGGTGTGAGATCGGCGGCCTCGGCGCGCGGACGTACGCCACGCGGTCGTTCAAAGGCACCACGCTCGCGTTCAACGTCATCGCGTCGGCGTGCAACACGGTGCAGGCGAAGATCGCGAAGAACCGGCCGGTGCCGATGTTCCTCACGAACGGCGGCGACTGGGCGCAGCAGACGCGTGCGAAGAAGCTGTCGAGGTTCGTCGAGGGCGAGTTCTACCGCTGCGGCGTCTACGACAACGATCCGCTCGTCGTGCTCCACGCTTGCGCGCTCGGCGATGGGTTCGTGAAGATCTACCGCGACAACGAGCGGATCTACGTCGAGCCGGAGTTCCCCTGGCGCGTGTACGAGGACGACGGCGAAGCGCAGTACGGCGCGCCGCGGAGCAGGTATCAGAGGAAGCCCGTCGACCGCCGCATCCTGC